AATCCAAGCGTAATTGTATTCATACTATTGAGCAGTTGGATGTTGATGGTAGGCGTGTAGTTAGTATAGTTGATCAGAAGGAAGCTAGAAGTGCAGCTCAGTCGAGATTGAGATGGTTATGGGCTGGGCAGGCGGCTAAGGATTTAGCTGGTGTAGGTAAGGGCCGGAATAAAGAGCAATGGAATTTATATTGGAAGCATCGTTTTATGAAGCCGTTGCTAATAGCACAGGATGAAGACTATGCTATGTTCTTTGAAGACTATGATGACCATTGCGACTTAATTAAAGATCATCCTGCTGTACTCCAGCAATATCAAACTCACTTCTGGGAGCTTATAGCTCAAACTGAAAAGATGAATATAAAGACGTTTGGTGAATTTTTAGACACAATAGATAGGTTCATGCTGCATGAATATGGTTTAAGATTAGATACGCCAGCAGACCTTAAATATATAATTAACGGGGAATAGATATGAAAGGAATAAACGATATTACGCAAGAAGAATGGGATGAGATCGCAAGGCTGGCATTGGACGAGAGGGATGAGATCCTATCTGATGATATGGTAAACAGTCCTGCTCACTATAACGATGGTGAGATTGAAACCATTGACTACATTGTCGATGTGCTAGGCGAATGGAATAGTATTCACTACTGCCACGGGAACATCATCAAGTACTTAGGGACTCGACTATGGGCAAAAGGCAATCCGTTGCAGGATGCTAAGAAAGCCCGCTGGTATCTGAACAAGATGATTGAATTAATGGAACAAACAGAAGGGGAAAACTGGTGAGATTAAATACATTAGAAATGCTTATCGAGCGATGGGGCCATGAAAAAGGCATCCTTCCGTATGCTGTACCTACAGCTCAACTAGAGAAGACTGAGGAAGAAGTAGCTGAGTTACGTCAAGCTATCGAAGACCGGGATGTCGAGGAAATAGCAGATGCTATCGGAGATATATTTGTAACGTTAGTGATGCAGACACGAGCATGGGGTTTGGACATGGAGACATGTGTTGAGCAAGCGTACCAAACAATCAGTAAGCGAACAGGCGTAATGGTTGATGGTAAGTTTGTTAAGGATGACGATAATGGGTGTTGAGGTTCTGCTTGAACGGTTAGACAAGGTTAGAGCTAGTGGCAGTGATACGTGGCGGGCGCAATGCCCGTGCGGTCACTCATCGCCGGGGCAGATGTCAATAAAGCTCTTATCATCGGGAAGCATATTAATTCATTGTCATGCAGGCCATTCTCCTGCTGAGATTGTTGAAGCTATAGGGCTGAACATGAGCGACTTGTTCGAGAAGCCTCTAGACCAGCAAGTAAGGCCTTTGTATATGGCACAGGCTGAAAAGATCCAGCAGGGTAAGTTTAACGATAAAATAAAAAGCCATGATCTAAGGCTAGACATGGTGGCGGAAGCAAGAAGCCGAGGCATAAAGCTATCAGCAAAAGACCTAAAGACTGAGAGAGATGCTTGGATTGAGAAACGAAAACTAAAACAATCATTGCAATAACCTAAAATTATAGGTTAAAATAAACAAAACTAACAAACGGAGAGGCAAAATGTTATTAAGCAATAAAAAAGTTATGTCATTTATGAGAGCTGCAAATCACGCAGTTATACTCAGAGAAACAGGCCTAACATACCCTACGCTCAAGCGAATAATGAATGGCGGCTATGACGCTTCAAGATTATCTACGCGAGAAAAGCTATCCAGTTTTATAGCTAAAGTACAATCTGGTAAGTACCAATGATTATACGAAGCCAAAAGCCAGAGCATAGCTTCACTATCGTCAGCAATCAAGTTATAGATGATGAGAATTTAGATTGGAAAGATCTTGGTTTGTTGATCTATCTACTGTCAAAACCTGATAACTGGCAAGTATCTTTGGCTCACCTAGCAAAGCAAAAGCGTACAGGTCAGGATGGTGTAGCGACAGCTATAAAAAACCTAAAACAAGCAGGCTATATCAAAATGAAAAGGCACAGTACAGGTCACGTTGATTGGTACGTTTATGATAGGCCTCAAATTGATAGCCCTAAACTGGATAATCCTCAAAGGGAAAATAAGGCACTAATAAGTACTGATAATAAACAAGTACTGAATAATAACAATAGCAAGCGTTTTGTTAAGCCTTCTGTTGATGATGTTTCTGAGTATTGCCTATCGCGTCAAAACACAATAGATGCGGAGGTCTTTGTTGATTATTACGAGAGTGTTGGCTGGAGTGTCGGCAAGTCGAAGATGAAGGACTGGAAGGCTGCTGTAAGGACTTGGGAAAGAAGAAGGAAGGCCGAGTCTGCATCTGCTGTTGATTTTGACCAGTACGAAGGTGTCTCATGAAGACGTTAAATAGCATTGACCTTCTGAAAGATCCTGAATACATAGCGTTTACCGGAGTGCAAGAAAGCCAAAACATACTATCTGCAACTGAGCTTGCCGATGTAGCAGTCGAGTCGTTTAGTCAAGAGGATGCTAATACAGGCTTGAAACTGCCATTCCCTAAAACGCACGATGACTTTGCTTTAAGACCGGGAGAGGTAACACTATGGACTGGCATCAATGGTCACGGCAAGTCTCAAATACTAAACCAAATATGTGCGCTGACAATGCCTATAAGCAAATGGCTCATAGCTTCGCTAGAGATGCCTTTAAGGTCAACAGTGAACAGGATGGTAAAGCAGATGGGCGGACTGGCAAATCCATCAGAAGACTACATCCGCAAGTTGATAAAGAAAACGGATGGACAGGTCTGGCTTTACGATCAGATTGATACAGTTGAGTCTAGCAGGATTCTGGGGCTAGTCGATTACGCAGCAAACAAGCTAGGTGTTAATCATATTATTATTGATTCACTTGTTAAATGTGGGCTAGGGCTTGATGACTACAACGCACAAAAGAATTTTGTTGATAGGCTTGCGTGGTCGGCAAGAAGAAATAACGTACATATACATCTAGTTCACCATATCAGAAAGTCAGAAAGAGAAGGCAAGATGCCAGACAAGTTTGACGTTAAGGGCGCTGGCGAGATTGTTGACCTTGTGGATAACTTAGTTATATTTCACAGGAATAAAGATAAAGAGGATCAGTGCAGGATTCTCACGGCCAAACATGACAAGACGGATAGTGATGTTAAGCAGCTAAAGAAGCTAGAGGGTATTCCTGACAATGTTATCTACATTGCAAAGCAGCGTCACGGAACAGGAAAAGAAGGAAAGTATGGCGTTTATCACGAGCCAAACTCGTTGCAGTACCTTTCATCACCAAAAGCTAGGCCATTTAACTTATGAGCAAGATCACTAAAAGCGCAAAAGGTGAAGACTGCACGGTCAGGCTTCCAGCGATATGCAACGGCAATCCAGAGACAACAGTGTTCGCGCACATTAACGGTGGTGGAATGGGCAGAAAATACAGCGACCTGCACGGTGCTTACGCTTGCTCAGACTGTCATGCTTGGCTTGATGGTGGTTACGCAAATGATCCAAACGCAGACAGAGACAAAAGAGATTATGAACATCTGTATGCAATGTTTAGGACGCAAATTAAACTGCTAGAGAAAGGGTTGGTAAAGATATGAAGACAACAAGTCCATGTTGCAAGGCGCCATTCTCGCTGTTTGTTAGTTTGAACAAAAAGAAGTGCAGTGAGTGCGGGAAGTGGTATGAGTGGAAACTAAACGAAAAGCAAAAACCAATTTTTGATGGGAAGCACGAATGATAAGCAAAGAAAGAGTCCAGCAGTTGTTCAATTACAATAGACTGAATGGCGAAATAAGATGGAAAGTAAACTTCAATCCTAGAGCAAAGAAAGGTAGTGTAGCAGGCTATATTGATCAGAAAGGCTATCGACAGATAACTATTTTAGGCAAAAAGTACACGGCACAAAAAATTGCATGGACATTTATAAACGGACGGTATAAAGGCCAGATTCAAAATATAGATGGAAATATACTCAACAATGCAATTCAAAACTTAAAAATTAAATAAATGTTAATATACATAAGGTTATTAGCTAAGGCTTAGGTTATGGATAAAAAAAACGAGTACATAAAGCTGTTGGATTTTTGCAAAACAGATCGACAGAGACAGGTAGTCAACGCGCTGCACGAAGAAGGGAGTCAGAGGTTGGCAGGAATTTCACTAGGCATAAGCAAAAGCACAGTGTCAACAGTGGTCGAAAGGTTGCAGACAGTTGCAGCTAGACGAGGATGGTCGCCTGATCATGATATGACCAAAACTGTACCTGAGGGGTTTCATCTTAAAGGTACATCAACACTTTACGATAAAGAAGGGAAGCAAGTTTTACAGTGGTCAAAAACAAACATAGACCACAAAAGACAGCAAGAGTTAATGGAAGAAGCCATAAAAGCACTGGCAGAAGAAATACCAAAAGCAAAAAAAA